ATGTTTGTTGAGCTGGTTTATGACAAGAGAAACGTTGCCGGGTTGCCAGGTGCAAGTAATATCATTCTGGCCGAATTGACGAAGCGGGTGCACCGGATTTTTCCCGATGCTGAGGTGAGGGTGAAGCCAATGCAGGCTAACGCCTTAAACAGCGACTGCACCAAAACTGAGAAAGAACGGCTGAACCGCATGCTGGAAGAAATGTTTGAAGAGTCTGATATGTGGCTGGTTTCAGATTAAACGCATTGATTTGTCATATTGCATATGTAGAATCCGCGGCGGCTGACAATCATTCAATACTCGCACTATCGGACGTTCGTCAGTCAGCCGCAACCCACTCTTGCATACGGTGTGGTTGCGGCTATTTCATCATAAATGAAGTTCTGGCCATTGGATGTTGTCAGGCGAGTCTGTTTCAATAGCTAATACCTCGTCTGTGTAGTCCAGAACCGCATTCAACTTCCATTTTTCCTTATCGCTTAACGCTCTTCCCATCTGTATCTTCAACTGAATAGTGCCAATAGATTGCATGGCGTTGTCTATCAGCTGCTGACGGCAGGCTTCAGCTTTCGCTACAGCGGCTGTATGTGCTGCCACTTCATCAGTTACCCACATAACCCCATCCCATAAATCAAATTCTGTTTGCGGTTTTACCAGGGTATATGCATCCGGAACTTCACCTGCTTCTTTGATTTCCATTGTTCCGCTGCCGTCTTTCGCATACGCAGTTTGTCCCCGGTAGTCTGGCAGAACAAGCCAATGGTGACCGTCAGAACTGCGCATAACCACTTCACTGTCGCCGGCCGTTGGCGGCAAATCTGTATATGAGTGCGCAGGTAGTGACGTTCCCTCGCTGATCTGCGCCACCGCCTCACCAACCAGAAAGCCGCGATCGTCGGTGACATATACTTTTAGTTGTCCATCTGCTGTAGCCAGCCCTGCATTATCGAACTGAATCATTACGTTGCCCTCACAATCATATTCCATGCCATGTTACGCATGCGGGTTTCTGTCGCTGTTCTCGCAACGTTTTCTGCGGAGAATGAAAGCACATCCATTGCTGTTGATGATGTAGCTCCCGTCGCACCAAGAACCGAAGCACCTGTACCCGATGACAAACTGAAAGCTCCGGATGCTGAAAAAAGCAAGCCGGTTGACATTCCAGGCATTCCGCGTACATTCAGCGTTGCTGTTATATTCTGGATTGCATCAGCCTGCTCTGAAAGGAGCGCTCGTCCCTGATCAATACCCCTGCCATCATCATACCCTCGTGGTGCATCGCCCCGCATATCGGGTAAAACACCGGAGGTGTAAATATCCCCGAGCTTCGGATAAAGCGTTTTACTGAATGATGCCCCATTAAGACGCAGGTATTTAACGCCAAGAGCTGTGTTATCCGGTAGAACTACAGAAGGCCAATTAATCATCATGCCTACCGGACATATAGCATCAATTAAAGATCGCACCTCATCAATCGTGATAACACTGCTGATCAATTTTTTTGCAGAGGGTCCGGTTATCTGGCTATTATCCGGAAGAGTAATGGTTACATCACCTTCTGCCGTAAAAAACTGCTGCCAGTTTTGTTTGTCGTAGTTCAGCCCACGCAATGCCTCGGTGCTTTGTACCACCAGCGCTGCTGTAACCTGGTTCTGCGTGTCACGTGATACTGCATTCCATGCCACCCCGGACTGTGTCGGGCCGGTGTATTTGTTGACAAGCGTAACTGATGTTGAATTGTTGACACTTTTCACAGGTAGCGTGTAAGGAACCCCGCCGACCCTCGCGACTATAAAAGCGCCTGAAGCCAGTTCGGTGATAAATGCTGTTCCATTACCCGTTACAGTCTCTGAGTTATTCGTCAGTGTTAACGTTCCTGCTGACATGGGGTTTCCTCAATACATGTTAGGAATGATAAGAAGCGGCATGCTGATATTCTGGTTAAATGTGGCATCCCAGCCGCTAACGTTGTAGTTACCGAAAACACGGTTATATGCTGAACGTATGCTTCCACCAGACATGACGATCCCTTTAGTACGCACATTGGCGACCCCGTTAACCATTCTGGTTTGCGTCCCGGTATTGGTAAGATGGCAGTACCCACCACCAATACTCTGGAAGGAGTCAGTTATCTGAATGGTACGGTCATAGACCATTGGTCGCTTTTGTGTTGAAAACGTCACTTGACCTGCTGGATTTGTCATAGTGATGCCATCACCACCGACCGGCGCAGTCTGATTAAATATTGCAAGGTCAATTGTGACGGATGCTGTGACATCATCCGTTCCGCTATAAGAGATACTCCGTACAATGATATTGGTACCGTCAAATGCAACAGAAACATTTGGATTATCCCATTTGCCAAATGGAATACCTGAGACGGGTAGCGCCGCACTCCCGTTTACAGTAATTCGGCCTGTATAGGCACAGGTCATCAATAGTGAGCGATTCGAAATAGCGGTAAAATCCGTTGAACTGGCGACCAGAATCCCTTCGTTATATGTAGCGGCAGGGAGTATTTCGAGAAATGTTGCGTCAAAATCGACCTTCTCGCCATTCCTGAACCCTTTTTTACCAAAGTTAATATTTACCGATGAATTTCCATTCCTTGTTACGGAAGACATAAAATAAATATTTGGAGGATTTGTAAAATCCTGAATTACAACTGGCCTTCGTGCAATGGTGACAAGCTCTGAACCAGCAGTCATGGTAACAGGGACACTGTAACTGGAACCTCCCCCATCTCCATATTGCCCGGATGTTGCGCCACAATATGACGGGGCACGAAGCCCCGCAGTAATCGCCATCACTGGCCTGCCATCGTTATAATCAATCAGAATACCTTCCGGCATAATTCACCTACCATTTACCAACAACGACTCGCCCACCGCCAGACAGATTGACAGTAATTCCATTGCCGTTAATAACGACCGTATTATTCACACCGTTAAATGCAAACTGGCCGCTGGTCGCATACAGTTTCCCATGGAATTCACAGTCACCACTCTTATCAATATTCCAGCCACGTGTTCCGGCGAGAAAATTATTGGATCGGATATAGCTGCCAATTTTAGCGTTGGTGATACTGGCATCCTGAATAAGAGCATCGCGGATAAATACCTGTCCGTTATAGACGAAGAAGGCGGCGGTGTAATTTCCCGGATCGCTACCAGAATAAATGCCGAACTGATCAGCAGCAAAAACCACTGTGGATTTATATGTGCTGCCCGAAGGCTCGATGGACATGCCAAACCCGGTGTTATATTTCACACCGTTTCTGACAATCCCAAGGTTCAGGGTGTACGACGCTTTCGCAGTGCCATCGTTTTTCACTTCGGCTGTTAATTTCTGATTTACAGCCGCCATCAGTTCCCCATCCGGCCCGATCTGCGCCTGAACATAATCAGCCAGTTCAGCGAATGCGCCATCCAGATTTGCAACCGTAGTGGTCACCGTCATCACTTCGGCTTTGACTTCGCCGTACTGCTCAAACTGACGCTGAACTGTGCCGTGATTGGCGAGGGCATTTTCCATTATGCCTTCAAGGTTTGTATCAACCCCGCCTTTAACGTTCTGGAATGCTTCGGAATTCTGAACTGAATCATCAATAAGGTCGATCAGGCTTCCTGTATCCATTGAGCACAGAGCTGGAACTTCGATAAATGCAGAAGCACCGAATGCGTTAATGGTCCTGATATACCAGTAATAGGTATGCCCGACCTGCAACTGATTGCTGGTCCATGTGGTACCCATCCCCTCTCTGCTGGCGTTGCCCTCAACGATCTCAGTTGAGGTGCCCGACAGTTGCGTCTCACCTGATGTCCAGAAGTCGAACTGGGTGGAAACGTTGGTGATAGCAGCAAGGCGGGGGATCATCGTCACCGCAAAGAAACCCTGCTCAATATCAACATGCGAGGGCGGCGGCGGCGCTTCAACACTGAACTCAAGATAAGCTTCCGGCGATTCAGCCCCCATCTGGTTTACTGCGGAAACATGCGCGGTGTAAGTATTCCTTGGCAACCCAGTCAGACGAGTGAAAGCCCCCGGCACCTGAGCAGAAAGCACCATCTGGCCATTTCGACGAATGACGACTTTGTTATAGACAACCTGCCCGATATTTTCCCAGGACAGTATCCCCTGGACCACCTGGCCGATTTCTTCAACGGTGTACTTCATGTTCTGCGGCTGGGCAACACCACCGGACGGTAACTGAGTGAATGGAGGACGCTCAATAGGCTTGCCAACAGCATCCCCCCATACATCAGCCGTTTCCTGTTTCAGTGTCAGTTGCACGCCGTTCTGTACACCGAATTTCCAGTCCGTCACCCGCATCTCAACGTTCACAATGCCGATAGACGGGAAATTGACTTTCACGTACATCCCAGGGCGATATCGGTAGCCGCTGAGATTCAGCGTAACGTTCATCGTTCTGGCAATACGGGTACGCTTTAACTTCACATCAGCCAGGCGCTGCGCCTGAAACTCACTCGTCACAAATCGCAGTTTCATATCCTGCGAGATTTCGACGCCGTCCTCCGCCACCCACTCGCTTACCGATACGGATGGGAAGTCAGCCTCAGTAAACCCCTGCAGCGGATCGACGAAGGTTCCCTTGATAGTGTTTACACGCTCCGACTGGGAGACTTCCGGCATGATTTCGATATCACCGGCCAGCTGGCTTTCGGTGATCACTTCCGTTGCCGGGCCATAGTACGCGCCAACCAGCAAACCATGCTTACCGGCAATATAGGTCACGTCACCCGCACAGGCCGCAAGCATCCCCTCCAGAATGCTCACCTTGTTTTCGCTGAGGTCAAACTCACCGTTGATCGTGTAGCGTCTTTCGACGGTATTGCCGCCGGTGATCACATCCTCATCGCAGATGTTGGCGGCTTCCTGAAACTGATCCCAGTTGATGTCTGAATCAGGAACCTTCAGGTAGTTACGGTAATAGTCCAGGATAACCAGCGCCGCGTTGTTACTGTATCCGGTCAGGCCTGTTCTCGGGTCGTATACGACGTGCCCAAACTTCTCTACCTTGATATTGGGAATACCGGACGGGAATTTCTCTGCGCTGAATTTCAGGGAGACACGAAGCCATGTGATCCCCTTACCGATCATGTCATTTTTCCATGACGGGCAGTTCGACAGCATGAACGGATCTACAGTCTGCCGGTTCGTGTGTAACTGGAATGATGCATGCTCGGGATAACTGCTGATGGGTTCGTCGCCGAGCCATACCGTTCCGATGCTGGATAATGAATGCCCTGCGAGAGCAACGGCCAGGTGCAACATTTCACCATCATCCTGCTGGCCGGGCTGTTCTTCTGAAAAGAACAACGTACCGGCGGCAGTGGTACGTCCATACACAACCGTTTTGGCGCTGGCCGCTGCACGAAGAACCTGTTTACGTTCTGATGTGTCACGGTATGAATCGATGGATGGTTTTTTGGTGAGTGCCTGAGTTGCAACCTGGGCGGCAACAGTGATCGCCATTGCGATCCCGTAATACTGATATGAAGCAGCAGCACCTGCTGCAACGGTCGCAATGATAGGAATAGCAGCAGGCATTAACGAACCCTCCAGACGCTCAGCGGTTTTACCCGTAAACTCACCAGACCATTTTCACCAGGCACCCAGACCGAACCGGAATACACCACACCAGCGCACTTCGCCCCACCGTTCTCGACGATGGCGATGTCACCACGCTGAGCCAGTTTCACCGGAACCTCGTCAAGGTATTTGCCGATCACTTTTTCCAGCGTCCCGCCACCTGTAAGAATCGCTTTCTTTGCCCCGGTTTCACTGTCATAAGTTCCACGCCAGTCTGCCGCATAGTCATCGCCACACATGGCCTGTGCGCAGTCAGCCGCAAACAGGCAACAGTCATGTTTGCCCCATGAAAAAGGCCGCTCAATGGCGGCCTTCATCACTGCATTTAATCTGTTTTGCCAGTCAGGGTGCTTCATGCTTCCTCACTTATAAGTAAACCCAGGCGCATCCTTTTTGTTGCCCCAGAAAATGGAACGCTCAGCCATCTGCGCCACATAGCGGAATATGCGGTCGCCAGAATAAGAGGCTTGCTGTGATTCGTCGGTATAGCGATCCGGGAAAGGTCGTTGCCAGTCTTCAAAAATATTACTGATAGTGTATTGAAGAGCGTTGGTTTCCCCGGCTGTGGCCCCGGTACCCGATACCTTCCCTTTAAACAGAAGATCGGCAACCTGCACCACACCGTTATCGTTCATCGCAACCAGATAGATTTCAGCATTGCGACCAACGCAGCGTTCATTAAGTGTTTTGGCGAACAGTGACAGGTCAAGCCCGGAAAGTGTCATCTTCACCTGCGTCGGGCTGGTCGTGTTCGTCTCGGTAGCATCATCAATCGAGCCCATGCGCCCCATGCCGTAATAAACATAACCACCCAGCACGATCGTGCCGGTACCGGAATGCACATACACAGTGCCGGATTCAAACTGAATACTGGCAGCGATCACCACTGTCACCCGGTCGCGGGAAAGCCAGTCAACCATTGCGTCAGAAAATGGTGAATACAACATTAAAACGCCTCCTCAAGCTCCAGCGTGTAACTGGTGAACACACCCGGCACCCGGTTCCCCGCCCCTTGCTGGTTATCCTTCAGTTTGAAAATGCCGTAAGGTTTCGCCACCTCAATCGCAGCATTAGCAGGCGGGGAACTACGAAGCATTGGCGCAAACGTAATCATGGCTGTCCCGTTCGCAGCACTCGTCACGTCGGCAGTGATCATCTTCAGTTCATCGTTCACTGTGATGTAGTCGCCTTGTTTCAAAATCATTACGCCAGGAGTCCATCCGAGCGTCTGCAATTGTGTCCCTGTCTGACTGGCACCATTCACAACCGGAACACCTGCCGGGGTTCTTCCTCCCCGCCCCCAGTCGTGGATTTTCACCCTGCCATACTCACCATCGAGCTCAGCAATTAGCGCATCAATACGTCGCGATTTCTCATCTGAAAGATTGTTGAAAGTCAGGGAACACATCCAGCGGGTACCGGGGAAACGAACAGTCTGTGATGCCCCGTTGAAGGGAGAACGAAAAGTTTTTGTGTTGCTTTCAGGTCGCCACGACAAAGACGCCGGACAGACATCATCCGGCCATTCAAGTGCAGCCATAGTTAACTCCTGTCTTATACGCCGAGCAATCGCCTCGCCTGACCTCTATTAGAGAAATCTTGCAAGATATCTTGCCGCGCCTGTTTAGCGCCGTCATTGGCCCCTTGACGGGCGGCTTCCTGCATAGCCTGTTTAAGTGCCGCGTCTCCGTTACCGGAGATGGAAAAATGCTGCTGAATGGTTTGTTGAACCTGGGCTCCACCGCCGCCAACAGAAGAAACTGTATCATCCACCATACGGACGCCAAGATTACCGTCAGCGGTTCTGGTTAATGGCATGATGGCTTCATATCCAGCCTCCCCCATAAGTCCCGCACCTTTAGCGAAAGCAAACATTGTCGGACTGTTGACTATGCCGTTGCTGAATTTGCTCAGGTCAGGCGAGTCATAAACTCCACCTTTAGCGTTAAGTGTTAAGCCATCGTATAGGCCTGAAGGGGTGCTACCTCCGGCAGAAGAACCACCAAACATCCCACCAAGAGAACCAAACCAGCCGCTCTCACCAGCAGATTTAAGGCTATTTACCATGATTGCCCTGAGCAGAACTTTCTGGAGTTCGCTGAGCACGCTGTTTGCCCAACTTGCCCAGTCGGCTTTATTTCCGCTTAGCGCATCGGCCATGTTATCCACCAGCCCATCAAGCGTGTTACCGACTAAATCAGATACCTGAGTGTAATAATCACTGGAAGTATCTACCCAGTTAGCCAGGCCATTCTGCGCACCGGCGATCCAGTTACCTTCAAGCTCATCTCGTTTTTTGTAGTGGTCTTCCAGCAATTCAAGCCGTTGTTGCAGAGCATCGCTAAGCGCCGCAGTTTCTCTGTCGTAAACGTTCTGGCTAATTTCATTGCTCTGTCGACGTTTCTGTAGGTCACTCTGTTGGTCAAGGAACTCACGCTCAATGGCAAGGCGCTCACGTAAGCGTTCACGCTCTTTGTCCCCCAACCCGGCACCGGCTATTTCTGCATTCATAGAAGCTGCTGCGTTAGCATTCTGCGCCTGGAGTGTTGCGACAAATTCAGCGACCTTTAAGTTCTCCTCATTAGCCTTTTTAACAGAATTGAGGCGATCTACCTCTGTTGCCAATTGTTCAAGGCGTTGCTTCTGGGCTTCATTAAGCCCGGTTAGCTTTCCACTGGCGATATCAAACTGTAGCTTTTGTTGTTCAGTTACTTCGGCGCTTTTCTTTCCCGTGGTGTCGATGAGAGCTATCTGACGAAGATAACTTGTCTCCATTGATTTAAATGCAGATTCAAGTTTATTTGCAGATGAATTGGTTTTTGTCTTTCCGTTCGATTCGCCAGGATCTTTATTATAGCTTTTTGTTTTATCATTTAAGTTACCGACAAATGCCGGGGTAAGGGGAAGATTGTTTGCAGTGCCAAGAATTAAAAGCCTCTGTGTTAATTGTTCTCTTTCTTTCCTTTTACTATTTACATCCATACCAATTCTGTTTACGCTCGCAAGAAAACCTTCATCATCAAGATCGGCAGTAAGGTTCCTTATTCTGCGCTCAATTTCTTCTTTAGATGCACTTTCTCCTACTGAGCTACCGCCTTTGTAGAGGTCAATGAGTTTTCCGGCTTCCGCTCCAACCTTAACAAGCCAGGTAGCAAGGTCAACCACTCCACTAACAAGGTCGGTGATACCTTTAATAACTTCAGGGTCTTTAAATACATCCCCCATGTCGCTAATTGATTTCTGAAGGCTTGTAAGGTCAACCTTTGCTAAGGAAGGTGCGAACAAGTTCCTGATATGAGATCATCATATTCATCCGGAGCGCATCCCAGAGGGACATCATGAGCCATCAACTCACCTTCGCCGATAGTGAATTCAGCACTAAGCGCCGTCAGACCCGAAAAGAGATTTTCCTCTCCCGCATGGAGCAGATTCTGCCATGGCAGAATATGACCGCTGTCATCGAGCCGTTTTATCCCAAGGCGGGCAATGGCCGACGGCCCTATCCGCTGGAGACCATGCTGCGTATTCACTGCATGCAGCATTGGTACAACCTGAGCGACGGTGCCATGGAAGATGCCCTGTACGAAATCGCCTCCATGCGCCTGTTTGCCCGATTATCCCTGGATAGCGCCCTGCCGGATCGCACCACCATCATGAATTTCCGCCACCTGCTCGAGCAGCATCAACTGGCCCGTCAATTGTTCAAGACCATCAATCGCTGGCTGGCCGAAGCAGGCGTCATGATGACCCAAGGCACTTTGGTGGATGCCACCATCATTGAGGCACCCAGCTCTACCAAGAACAAAGAGCAGCAACGCGATCCGGAGATGCATCAGACCAAGAAAGGCAATCAGTGGCACTTTGGCATGAAGGCCCACATTGGTGTCGATGCCAAGAGTGGCCTGACCCACAGCCTGGTCACCACCGCGGCCAACGAGCATGACCTCAATCAGCTGGGTAATCTGCTTCATGGAGAGGAGCAATTTGTCTCAGCCGATGCCGGCTACCAAGGAGCGCCACAGCGCGAGGAGCTGGCCGAGGTGGATGTGGACTGGCTGATCGCCGGGCGTCCCGGCAGGGTAAAAACCTTGAAGCAGCATCCGCGCAAGAACAAAACGGCCATCAACATCGAATACATGAAAGCCAGCATCCGTGCCAGGGTGGAGCACCCGTTTCGCATCATCAAGCGGCAGTTCGGCTTCGTGAAAGCCAGATACAAGGGGCTGCTGAAAAACGATAACCAACTGGCGATGTTATTCACCCTGGCCAACCTGTTTCGGGTGGACCAAATGATACGTCAGTGGGAGAGATCTCAGTAAAAACCGGAAATAACGCCAGAAATGGTGGAAAAAATAGCCTAAATAGGCTGATTCGATGTGTTTGCGGGAAAAAAATCGGCCCAGATCCGCGAAATTTTAATCAGCGAGTCAGCTTGGGAAGAAATGACCTACTTATTCGCACCTTCCCTAATCCAGTAGCCAATTCAATCTTAACCCCATTAATTTGGGTTTCCATATCTTCAAAGATTGAATTTACTTTAACAAGGCTTTCAATATCAGCATCATCAGGTGCAACACCGAAATCCTTCGCGGCCTTAAGATATTTCTGTAACTTATCACCGCCTTGGTCAAGCAAAGGAAGCAGTTTAGAAAGATCGTTGCCCAAGCTTTCGAGTATCGTGGTTTTTTCAGCGTTTGTTTTTATCTTTCCTAGCGCATTACTTATGGCTAGAAGTTGTTTATCTGGGGATTCACCTGCTAATTTTTTAGCTGATAGACCAAGTGCATCCAAAGCGTCTACAGCCTCACCAGATTTGTTAAGTACAGCATCTCCAATTTTATCGCCAATATCCTTGAAGATATCGGCCATCTGGTCGCCAGATACACCTGCCTTCTCAGCCGCATACTGCCATGATAGTAAAGACTGCGTCGACATATTAAGAGACTTAGCCCAACGGTCAGACTCGGTAATCTGTTTTGACGTGTTTTTTAATAAATTATAGCCAGCAACACCAACGCCAACAGCGGCTGCACTGGCAGCGGTTGCAAACCCGGTAAACGCAACCGCTGCCGCTTTTGCATCTTCCTGTACCTGTTTACGCCATTTTTGTGATGACCTTTCTGCCTGGCTTAGGCCGGAAACAAAACCACCTACCTTAGCAATAAGATCAATGGTCAGCGTACCGAGTGATTTTCCGGCCATAGCCCCTCCAAAATAAAAAAAGCTCGCTAGTGCGAGCTTTTAGGTTCACATTTAATCATTTTTTATTGAAATATAACTCAAATTCTTTTGCGTCAATACATCTTTGTTCTTTAGTGACATCATGGCCTTTTTTACTCCACTCGTCACATAAATATGAAATTTTACCTTGATCTATAGCAGTTGATATTAGATTTTTAATGTACTGTGAGCAAACCTTATCTCGCTCGCCACCAGTATTGTTGCAAACTAATTTGATGCCATCATCGAATTCTTTTGTATTTGCAAAAGATATACTTTGAAAAAGCGATAAAAAAAACATGACACAATATATTATCCGTTTCATAACAGCGCCCTTTGAAATTTAAGCACATTGATAGTATCAAGCAAAAATTCAGACGCAAGTTTTGCTGTTATCCCCAGGTCCTCATCGCCTCCTGAAGGCTGATTGGTTCGTTAGCGGCGGCGCGCTCTGCTGCTGCAATGTGCGGGGCGAAGTCTGCTACCCGAAAGGGTGGCGTGTTTTTACTACGGTTAACGTTTGCCAGCACAGAAGAAACAAGAGCAGCCCCCCATTCAGTCCTCATCATAGGGTTAAGACTTCCGTACTTATGACGGTACTGAACCCACTGTTGGAACTCAAGAAAGCTGAGACATTCCTGTGCCTCTGAAATTGTACGCCCACCAATTCCATTAAGAACTAGTTCGCACCAGATTTCATCTTCTGCGCTGAGTCCGTCTTTCCCAAATCGTTAACTTCCTGAATTGCCAACAGCAAAGCTACCGTAAGGTTTCCATCCAGCGCGCCACGCTCTGGATCAGCTTCACCAGTTACATCAGACACGGTAAACACCTGATGCCCATTCTCATCACAAATGGACGCAGCAATGCGACCAGCCACGCCATCAATCTTGCCTAAGCCAGCGAGAACATCAGACGTTGCAGTATGGTAACCAAGCGGACGAATATATGTTGTAGCAATGTGTTCTTTCCCGTCAGCACCTTTCCATTTAATTTCTTTCTCAACAGGACGGCCTGTGAAAGCACCTGTTTTTTTAAGTGTATCAAGAGTCAGTTTCATGAAATTTCCCGGTATCAGCATCGATGGGGCGGGGAATACTCCCCGCGCTTAATTAACTGCCTGGTTGCTCTTTCGGAATCCATCCGCCCTGACCGGAACGCTGGATAGTTGCGGATGTCTGCACGACGGTATTCCCCTGGAAATCAAACGGGAAGTCGGAAACGTATCCTTTGAAAACATACCAGGTTCGGTCAGATGGCAGGGACAGGCCGTCAACTGCATCCGGATCACTTTCCGGCGCGACGGTTGGTAATGATTCGCCATCGGACCAACCGATCGCAAACGTTACGTCACTCTGGTCGTTAGACTCAGCCATATTACTGAGCATGAGGTGGCTGGCGTTCTGAGGATCGGCATTGAGTGTGGCTGTAGCCTGCCCTGGTGTACGTAATCCCTTTTTATATTTACGGGTGTTTCGTTCACTCAGACAGGTATCGTCAATCTGATCTGCCGGGCTTCCACCTGGTGAAAATGCCGTGATACATTCGATTTCGCTCACGACACCATTCGCGAGCACAAAAAGTTGAGTGCCTTGAGTCACTACTGACATAGTCATCTCCGGATATAAAAAAACCGGCTTTTAGCCGGTGTGATGTGAGTGGTTTGAGCTATCGGTTGACCAGCCAGTCAACGTCAAAGGAATAGCGGTATTTGAGGGTTGATGGGTCGCGACCCTGTGCGTTCCAGCGGGTTATGTAGGCCTTACTCTGAATGGCATCGCGTAGCGCTCGTGCCACAGCAATAGCATCTTCGTCGGTGTCCCCATACACATCCACCTGGATTGAATAACGGTCAATATCAGGATTCTGTTTCAGATAATTTTCTGGCTCACCATCAATGTTTTGCCAGACCGCGTATGGATACACCAGGTCATCATCATGCATGCCAAACGGATAAAGCCTCACCGGATCATCGCCCAGCAACTCCTTTACTTTCAGGTCCGCCGAGCAGACGGCAAAAACTGGCGCAATCATGCTTTTATTCCTTTTTTGGTAGCCTGACGAACGGCACGATCAATAGCCTTTTCCATTTCCTCAGCGAAAATACTGATAACCGCATTATCAACGCCATTCATGGCAGGTCGCAGTACAGGCTTTGCAGCGGCGTGTTCAGTTCCGAATTCCAGAAAACGCCAGTACCAGGTGTCGCCACCAGGATTCCCTTTGTCGCCTGCTGTCTTGTATGTCCTACCTGCTCTGCCTTTCCTGACGTTTGCCTTTGTATTTGCATACTGCCTGGCACCGCCCATTACCCCAACACGGAATGCCAGATCACCTGTCCTGCGGAATTGCTTGCTGCTGAAGCTGGCGACGATATTTTTGTGGATCGCTTCTTTAGTCAGAGGATCATCAACTCGTGACGCGTTGCTTCTGGCCCGATCCCTTATAATGTTTGCCGCCTTACGCAATGCAAACCGACCGGCTTTATTACGGGTGACTTCTGATACGGCCTCCATTTTCCCAAGAAGTGATTCAAGCCCGGTAAGACTTACCTCAACACTATCAGCCATCATTAACCCCCTCAGAACAGGGAAGCGTCAGGTATTCACGTCCGCTTTTTGGATCGGGTAGAACACCATGGATGTTATACACAGCCCCACGAAATAAGATGCGATGTTTTCTGGTAACCCCGGCACGGTAGCGAATAACAATACGGGTGGTTATTTCACCCTGAGAAGCCTGCGCAGCAATAAATTCACGCGCTGACAATGGGGAAACTTCGGCCCAGACAGTCGCAACATCCCGCCAGGTGTTATTGATCGAACCGGTTTCAGGATTCTGAATCTTTACCGGTTCCTGTATCGTTACCCGATGCCGTAATTTCCCAGCTTGCATGTTACCCCCGAGCTTTTTGGCTTAGATACTGCGGAGTGATATCGTTAACGGTAGTAATATCAACTCTGTCTTCATCAGCCATCGCCTGAATAATGACGTCGCATAAAGCTACGTTTGATTCAGCCAGACGGTTTATCGCTTCCGTCTGTTCTTTCTGTGCTGCTGTCTGTTCCCGCAGTGCCACCATCAGTTCGTTTACCAGTTGCTCGTTCATAAGCAATTCTCGCCCACTTTTTTATCCACTCGCGACGTTGCGCGCATCCTGAACAGGACATGTTTACACCCCATAAATACGGTAAGGTTGCAACAATGCCTCAACGGCGAAAGGAACTTCTGCAACGGTTTGCCCGATGGACACGGATTCCCGGTTTGCATACCAGTGACCGATAAGCAGTAGCATGGCTGCCTTAACATCATCATTGAGCAGTATCGGGTCCGGATCGTCAGCGTAGCCAGGGCTGTTTTCCTTTTCATAGAGCGTTCGCCGTGTCCATGTCTGGACGTACCGGGCCGCTGCACCTGTGTAAATCTCCAGCAGAGCATCATCACCCGTAAAGTCGGTATCAATGCGGCAATGCTGTTTCACCACATTTTGATCAAGCATTTGTTTGCCCCGAAAAAAGCGGCCCGAAGGCCGCAGTATTTATCAGCTACCAGCACCAGAGAAAGCACCAAAGACAAATGCTTCAGGACGTTTAACAGCCAGTGCCAGACGTTCTTCGCAACGAATGGTGATCATGTTTTTCTCGAAGTCGTCGGCGTTTTCGGTAGAAATAACCACATTCGTTTCTTCACGATCGAAGATTTGCGCACCGGCATTAAATGCCCCTGTCAGGAATTTACCCAGGAACTGAGCAGCCTCGGTCGCAACCACTGGCAGACCCCACAGAGTCGGACCAGTCAGCGCCGCCGGGTTCGCCAGAATGTAGCGACCCAGGCTGTCTTTGGTCAGTTCGATTTTCGCCCAGTCAATAAAGTGCATGACATGTCCTGATGCAGGGAAGCGCGCCAGCTGCGCCTGCAGCATTGCAAGACGGAGATCGTCAATCCCGTTCTGCTGCTCAACCTGGAAAGCCGGATTGAATGCAGACGCCTGCGGGACAATCCCGTCAAGATGGGCACCAGTTCCGTCACCAAAGAGGATTTCCTGCTCTTCAACGAACTTCAGTCCATAACGCATTTCAGCATCAATGGTGGACTGCAGCTGTGCGAAGTCATCCAGGATCTGCTTGGATGCTTTAAACAGATGCGCGACGGTGGTCACTGGCGTGATCTTCGTTGCGAACTGAATGTCGCTGTAGGGCTTCTGGGTATTTTCAGGAACTACCGAGGCATTGTTGGTGAAGCCCGTCTGCTGCACCCAGAAAATAGCCGGTGAGGAAGTACGGCCCGGTGCAATCAGATCGCGGATAAACAGGCGCTGTTTTGGTGCCACATCGATACCAGGCAGGCGCTGCGGCTCCACAACACCATCAGGAATGTCAGTAGAAATGGTGGCGGCTTTTACCGGAATGCTGACGCGCTTACCGCCATCAATGCTTGCAGCGAATGTTTTCAGCGCCTCAGCAGAGATCACCTGATGACCGACAGTTTCAACAACCTGTTTCGCGTTAGCCAGCGGCATTTGCGCAACGTGTTGCTCCAGTTCACCAACGGCGGCTTTCAGCGTTTTTTCGGCTTCACGGAGGGCATTGAACTCAGAAGCCATTTTATCAACGGCTGCCTTTGTTTCTTCTGACAGCTTGCCGGACTTTTGCGCCTCTTTCAGAGCGTCTTCTGCCTTCGCATTAAACTTACCGGTTGCCTCTTCAATGCTGGCAGTGACTTTTTTCAGAATTTCATTTACTTCAGACATAAAGGGTCCTTATTTGACTAACGCCGCCAGGGCGCTTTCAAGTGAATTGATGGTTTCAGGTTTGATGTCTTCGGCAGCGCCCGGCGTACCGTCGTTGGTGGTGACAGCGCCAGGCATGCCACCGGATAAGGCTTTAATGAGTTTTCTGCGCTCAGAGCGCGGGGTATTGGTTTTAGCCAGCAGCGCATCCAGTTTGCGAAGCGCGGCCGCGGGTGATTCATCCCCGTCGCTGACCGCATCAGCAGAAAGCAGGCTGTCTGCCAGCCCCTTCGCCACAGCATCACTGCCACCGATATAACTTTCGCCGTCCATCAGTTTCTGAACGGCTGCCATATCAAGGCCGGAACGCGCCGCGTAGATGTCTGCCATAGCGGTATCGAAGGGCTCCAGAGACTGCGACAGTTCAGCAAAGTCATGGCGGTTTCCCATCGCGTATACCCAGCAGTTGTGGATCATCAGGAAGGCACCGCGGCCAATCTGAATGTCATCCCCGGCCATCGCAATTATCGAGGCAGCACTGGCGGCAATGCCCAGCACCTTCACCGTTACACGGCCTTCGTATTCGCGGAGCAGGTTATAAATAGCCAGACCTTCGAACATATCGCCGCCCGGTGAGTTGATATTCACCGTAACGTCGGCACCGTTCATCGCCCGAAGCGCACCGGCAATACGTTTAGCTGTTACCCCTTCGCCCCAGTAGTCCTGCCCGATAACATCGAAAACAGAAATGCTGTTATCGTCGGTGGCCGCCGCTTTGATCCCGCCGTCCCAGCGGTCCAGTGCGGACGGTAATGTTTCACAGGTAACGCGCGCGCAGGGGCGACCCGCCGGTGCTACCGGAAGTTGTTTTTTGCTCATCAGGAAAGTGCTCCTAAGCGGCCTGTTTCAGCGGAGATTGTTCAAAGGAAATATCGGGGAATACGTGGTTATGCAGCTCTCGCAGGGCCAGAGCCTGAACGGCAGGGTTGCTGCTTTCGAGATTTTTCAGTTGCGTCAGGTTGAGCTGAACGGTGTAAATATCGCCCCCTTCAATTGGCGGCATGTTCTCAAGACGACGAACGTCATTACGGGACATCCAGCCATTTTGAAGCGCGCTTGTATAGTATGCCGCGCGACCGGCACTATCGGCTCGCAGTAGACCTTCAACAGAGAATTCTGCAAACACTTCATCATCGCTGTCGAGTAAGCACCGGCCAATTTCCTGCTCAATATTCACCAGCAGCGGTCGAAGTGTATGAGTCAGAAACTGCAGGTTCATACCTTCCAGGCTGGATGCCCAGCTGCTTTGTTTCGTGGTATGACCAACCATGAAAGGCGGCACGCGAAACCAGCGGCAGATCTCCTCAATGCTAAATGCGCGGCTTTCGAGCATCTGAGCATCTTCCGGGTTCATGGTCACGCCCTGGTACTTCAACCCCCCCTCAAGAACCATGATTTTCCCGGCGTTTTTCGAACCTGTAAACGCCGCCATGTAACCGCGAAGTTTTTCACGTTGAGTATCATCCAGAGCTTTATCAGAAGAGAGGAATCCTGAACTCTGCAGGCCCTGTTCGAAGATTTTCGCCGCGGACTCTTCAACCGCCATTGCTGAACCGATCACATCCCGGCCAGTCTTCATCGGCATCATGCCGCAAACACCGTCCAGACCGAACCCGCGAATGTGCATGATGTTTTTGACCGGAATGACGCGCTCGTTTCCGTTTTCAGTGTATTTGTATTCCAGCGCCCCGGTAGTGAGACGTTTAACCACCATGTTCTGTGGCAGTAAAGGCACCAGCGAAACCAGGCGGTTTGCGATGAATTTCTTCTCAATGAAGGCGTTCCCGCGCAGGCAAATACTGGCGACCACCATCAACATAAAGCGTGATGGTGTCATTTCTGAATTGGGTCGGCGGCACAGTATCGAATAGGCCGGATGATCAGTTGCCGCTTTACGCGAACCGTCAGGCTGTCGAACGTATATTTTCAGCGGAAGGGTTGATATAGACTCGCTTAACAGTCTTACGCATGCCCACACAGCCGATAGCTGGATGGCTTTATCGGCCGTGACCACCTTCCCGCTGCTGCTGGTGCCAAACCATTCCTCCCAGAACGTGCCGGTAGTCAGGCTGATAGGCACACCGAGCCAGTTAAGCAGAGCGCTTTTCACCCTGCCTGGCTGTTTGTTTTTTTTCATCAGAAACCTACCATGATGGGATTATTGAAGAATCCGGAGAGATCCTGCTGGTCGTTACCACCGTTAACCAGAACGCGGCTCATTGCTGTGAACAATGCCGCCGGACCATCAATCTTGGCCTCTGGTGTGGACTTGTTCGGGAAAATGTTCTCGTTCCGGTCAGGTTTGACGGTTACGTTGGACATCATCCAGTTCATTACCGGGTGATCGCTGTGATGGAAGCGGCCACCGTATACCAGTGCTTCGACCTCTTTCATCGCCTCAGAGAAATTGCGAACCGTCTGCGGTACCTCCACCAGCGGCAGCCCTTCTTCTGCCAGCGCAAGGCTGAACTGCGTCGCACTCCACGGGTCGAAGCCAATTTCTTTCAGACTCTCGCCAGCAACCCACACCTGCAGCTCTTCCTTAATCTGAGCATGGTCGATTACATCTCCGTCGGTAAGGATCAGCTTGTCCATCTCGGCCCACTTACGATAGAGCTCTGCCATCTGGCGTGAACACTTCTCAAGGCGTCCCTCCGGAAGCCAGAATTTAAAATCCGCATGGACGTGGCCACCTGGCGCGCGCCAGACTTTAGCGGCCGCACAGATATCAATTTTGTTTGACAGGTCAACGCCCACCCAGGAGGGATAGGTTTTAAGTTCGTGCTGCGGGGCGATAAACTCGCATTTCTCCCATTTCATCATGTCCATCCAGGCTGACTCAGCGGTAACCCAGATATTCATGTGCTTGGTGAAAAAGTTAATTCTGGCCGAAACCTGCTCTTTCGCCTTTTTAGCCAGGCGGCGCAGGTCATCCCAGCGCTTACAGATACCCAGCCCCGGATTCGCCTTCTGCCAGACTTTTTCATCAAAGGGATCGTCACCTTCATCTAAGGTGTAGATGATGGCAAAAAACGTATCGTCTTTTACCAGCCCACGCAGCACCTTGATGGCGTAATCACGCAATTCGTAGCAGATGCCTTCTTTGTTGAAACCGGCGGTGGTGATACCGAAAAGCAGCGATTGCAGACGTGCGCCGGTTGCCGTCTCCAGAACGTCCCAGACGTCACGGGTTTTGTGAGCATGCAGCTCGTCGACGATGGCACAGTGGATGTTCAGGCCGTCGAGGTTGTTCGCATCTGATGATAAAGGCTCGAATTTGGAGGCCGTTTGCTCCTGGTAGATAGCGAGCTTGTTGAATTCGAAGATCCGCCCAAGAGTGGCTTTCGCCTTCTTGACCATATTCTTCGCGTCTTCAAAAACAATGCGTGCCTGGTCACGGGTGGTTGCAGCGGAATAAACCTCCGCACCGCCCTCGCCGTCGGCACCAGCCATATAAAGCCCCACGCCGGAGCAAAGCGTTGATTTGGCATTTTTACGGGCCACCTCAACATCTGCTGTACGGAAGCGCCGAACCATTACTGGACGACCGCTGCCGTCGTTACGCAAAACGGTTTCTCCCGTTTCCTCGTTAACCAGCGGGATCACGAAACCAAAAATATTAATCAGGATGAAAACGTGCCAGTCCATCAGCTCAATAGGCTGCCCTGCCAGTGCGCCTTTTACGTGAGGTACAAAATTATAGAAATTCAGAATGTGCTGCGCGCGCGGTTCACTGAAGAAAATACCGCGCTCTTCGCCGTGTGCCAGATCGTCAAGAAAACGCTGACAGGCAAGGCGCACATACTCACAGGCAATAATTTCCCCCGCCACTACCCTCTCGGCGTAGCGGATGCCTTCCGCAACCTTAGCCATTAATCCCTCGCTTTCATAAACTCGGCCAGCGGATCAACCGCTTCAGGACCTTTTGCATTCACTTTCGATCGGCTGGCTGGAGTCATGCCGAACTCACCAAGCATGGCGCGCAGACGTTTCCAGGCATCAGCTTTCATGACAGCTGCCGGGTGAGCCTTGATCATGCGAATCTCTCGCTCTTTGCCTTCGTCTGGCTCTTCGTCGCTATAAACGGCGTAGGTGTAGCCTTCTCTCTCCAGCGTATCGCAGTGATGCCGGTACTCGGTGTAAACCTCAACCAGAAGCTCAAGTGCTCTCGCGTCCAGTTGCGACATGACGCCAAGCGCATCTAGCTCGTCGGCCATCCGCTTAAACCAGTATTTCCCCTGCTTGTCGAAATGCTTCGGCGTTGGGGGTACCCCTGCGGCTGGCTTTGGTTCGTTTTCATTAATCGGGCGTTTTGATGGGTTACCCCTCACCAAACGTAGATGGGTCGGGGTTTTCGGTGGTCCAGACATAATCGAAAACTCCTATTAATCATCGAGTTGGGGACCCCATAAAAAAGTTTTCTAACCTGCGGCGATGTGAAAAGAGGTTAGGCGGCGGTCCTTTAGGGTGATTTCCCTGAGGTTTTTACCCGCCCTCCCCCAGACCGCGCAAATGAGAGCAGATATCATTTAACCGACTCATGCACGATTTTCGCCAGTTTCCGGCTCGGGGGACCACTGTTACAAATGCGAGGGCTGAACACCTTACTGATGTCCCAACCTGCCTTCAGTCGATACTCAATGGAGTTTCTCGAAATACCCAGGTAATCCGCCCATTCGTTAAGACACATCGTCTTGCCGTGAGCGGTATATCTGCGGTCGGAGTTCTCTCGCATTGTCTTTCTCATCTTGTCTACGCCTCGCTTCTGATTGCACACAGGGCAACTTGGCACAAGATTGTCAGGCTCGTTATTGGTCTTACAGTCATCGAGGTGGTCGATGTGAAGGGTGTCCCAGCCAACGGTTTTTGCACACCAGTGACAACGGAACGGTCCAGCCCCATGTTTGTCGTAATAGACTTTCCGGTGCTCGTAAACACGAGGACTCCCACATGCCAAAGGATGATCGGGCGCATACACCAGCAGATATCCGCCAGTGTGCTCCAGCTTGCCATCCTTTCTTGTGCTGAGCTTCTCTGTCGTTCCATGACGCCGGACGCGCATGTAATGCTTTTCACAGTAGTGGCTGTTACGGGATCGTACCGATAATTCGCATCCATCCACAATGCAGGCAGCATGGGCGTGCGGAAGCCCTGAACCATGTTTCGATTCAGTCATCTTCACCTCGTTACTTAATTTCTGTTCAGGCGCTCGCGTGCTGTCTTAGCTTTATGGCAGCCGCGGCAAATTGATTCCAGATTAGAAAGATCGTCAGTGCCACCGTGAGCTTTCGGCTTTATGTGGTCCACCGTCTCAGCGGGTGTATACCTTCCATTTCGCAGGCATTCCTGACAAAGGTGTTTGTCTCTGTCGAGAACGATTGGGCGCAGCCTGTCCCATTTGCTGCCATAACCTCGCTGATGTCTGCTCTGTCCTCGCTGATGCTGCTGCCAGCCTTCGTTAAGGTGCTGGGGACAATAGCCTGAGCGGTCAGTGGTTGTGCCAGGGCAGCCACGCTTGCGGCATGCTCTCGGTATTAACGCAGGCATCAGGCTAACCTCCACGCCCTGCGGCGTTCTGTGCGTGGCGCTGAGTCAGGGTGACGTTCAACCGGTTCACCATCTGCATGGTCCACCAGCGAGTAACACGGATAGATCACTGAGCCACCCCATGCATCACCCACAGCGTAATCGGCGGGCTTGCTGTTATCCCAGCGGGATAGCACGCGCTGCACATGCTCAGGCGGGACGCTGTAGCAAACGCCGTGAATGAGTCTCGACAGCGTGATGTAATCAGCGCGAGTCTTATCAGCCACTATTAGCCGCTCAGCAATCTGCATCTGATATTGTGGCGGCCGCCCAGTACCGAGGTAAAAACTCAGCATGTGACACGGGAACCTCGCCAGCCAGACAGCAACCTGATCCATAAACCCACGGACTGGCAGGGCATCGTCCTCCAGCACCACTACCCGGCAAGGTTGCTCAGCAGCCCATTCAATAGCACGACGATGATTCCAGTTCGCACCGTGATTCCCTTCATCGATAAGCAGGTGTGAGCCAAGTTCATCAGCCAGTAATGCGGCTGAGGCAAGGCGGGAATGATGACCAACCACAACAAACTTCACTTGTGTTTCCAAAAGGCGTACTCCTTACCGACACCATCAGACTTGAACACGGTGTGGATACGCGGACCGGTTACTATCCGATCGCCGAAAGACTTCGCCACTATGCCGAATGCCAGCATGTCACCCACTGCGGCGCCAGCCTGTTCTTTCTTCCAGAAACGATAACTCTCGATCCGGTAATAAAGACGGATAATGCCATGAGCGAACGCCATTACTTCAGCGCGCGTACTGCCCAGCAGCCCGGCATTAAGCATCACATCGTTACGGTGCTGTTCGATAAACTCCTGATAGATACTCTCTGGGTGATTCTGCTTTGCCCATGCGTCAGCGTAGGTTTTCGGCTCCGAGCCAACGTAGAGTTTTCCGGCCTCCATCTCTTCCCACGGTGCGCAAAGCATTTCGACATCAGTACCATCGGTACACCAGACGAACCGGTATTCAGGATGATTACGAAGGTGCTGCCAGATATGCAGCCAGCGCCGGAAATAGACGTTCATTGCGACATGAGGAACTGTCACCAGTTGAGCGCCATCAGGAGCGGAGGTTAGTTGATCGGCCAGCACTACGGCATCGGCACCCCGGATTGATTTAGCCCAGGTGGTCAGCGCCGCCGGGTCAGGATGCATTCGGCTACTGCGCTGCGGATCTGGCTGACTGGTAAGCAACGTTGTGATTACCACGTCGCGCTGCTGCCGGTATTCGACATAGCCGGTATACCCCGTATCGCGCCGCTCGTTGTGGATCTTCACGTTGAGATCCACCAGCGCTTTCCTGGCTGCCGTTGGCACCGAACGGTCTACGGCTTCATGCTCATCGAGCGAATGAATCAACTTATCTGAGCCGATTACATCGGCATATGCCCAGGTAGTCAGGCCTGCGTTATGGATGCGCAGGGCAAGGTCGCTGTGTTCGTACATGCCGCGCCCGTAAATCCAGTCAAAGCCACCGACACGCTCGATAGCGCTGCGGCGGTAATACAACATCACGCCACGCTGTCCCGTGTACGCCACATGCTTATCGTCGCTATAAAGCACAGCGAGATCGTTAAGCTTGCGCGGCCCGGCAAGGTCGAGAAACTGGTAAGCCAGGTGCGGCTCTGGTGATTCGATATACGGAAGATGCCAGCCATCGGCAATCGGCCATGCGTCATCGTCCCACAGGAAAAGGTGTTCGCATCCGGCATCCATCAGCGCGGTCAGACTGGCGTTCTTCGATGCAACAATGCCGAGTGATGTTTCCTGGCGAACCAGTTGCACACCAGCAGGAACCACGGCCGCAGGCTTTGATCCGTCATCGACAACAACCACCAGCGCGCCAGCAGGTAAAAACTTCATGTGCTGAGTCAGGGCGCGGCTCAGAACGTCAGCACGATTGTGCGTTGAGATTGCTATTCCGATACGGGCAGAAGAATTGCAGACAGGCGCATACGGGACATTATCAATAATGACCTGCATATTTTCTCCAGGAGGAAAACTACTGACGTTTGATGATGACTTTCCCGAAAAGCGTTTGCCGCTTCACTTCGCCGTTTTCTGTTACCACGTAACCACGCTCATCGTGAACAGCAGCAATTACTTCGCCCTTCTCATCGTCTGCGGTGTAAACGTGCTTAACCTCTACGCCGTCGAGATAGACGGTGTACCGTTCAACACCGGGATTAATCTTCCTGCCTGGATCGCCATCTAATACAGTGAGACGCATATAACCTCCTGCTATTTAAATCCCGAGAAGGCGACGGAGTTTACCGTTACATCTGAAATCTCTTTCTACTGCCTCTAAAGCCTGCTGTACGCCTTCGCTAGCAGCGTCCTTCATAGCCTTTCGCAGACGCTCGATTTCTTCGTGGGCAGCCAGAGCATTCCGCAGAAGGTCTTCAACATTTACATGGATATCAATTCCATCGTCGCTAAAGTCTGCCTTTTCTGATTTATTGCGACTGACACCAAGGTTGATGTTGTAGATATTGGTCACCGGCTGAGGTGTTTCGATTGCCGCTGCGTGGATAACACCACTGGCGATGAATGCATGGCTGTTGCGGGTTTTGTCGTCCGCGGGAGCTGGCGGCCGATTGTTTACCGAGATAGAGGAGGGAAAGTACTCAGGGATGCCATTCACTTTACAACGTACGCCCCACGCATCATATTTTGCCGTGCCCGCAGCGCTTTGCAGTTCGATACCTTCATCGGTTTCGACAATGTGAAGGCTACTCATTGCATCTTTTAGGCTTAACGGTTTTTTAATCATTATTTATTTCCTTTTAGAAAGTGAGTCTGTCGCTGGTCCCGTGATTTTCGTGATATTGCAACTGCATCTCGGCAGCCTTTCTTGCTTTCACCGCTTCACGGAAATCATCGAAGTAACCAATATGCTTCACCTTTCCAGAGACGTTTATCTTTGCTCTCCACTTTCCTCGTGCTTTATACCAACCTACTCCGGGGACACCGGTTTTATTTGTGGAGTAAAGGCGCAAATTCTTGTTATTGGCTGCCGAAGTTACTGATCGCAAGTTGTGTATGCGGTTATCACTCCTATCGCCTGAAATGTGATCAATCTCTTGCTCAGGCCAATAGCCATAATATAAAGCCCAGGCGACACGATGAGATCTATATAACCGACCATCTATCCCGATGCGCAAATATCCATCATTATCACGTGCGCCTGCTATCTTTCCGGCAAAATTGGCATTGGTCGCCCGCCAAGAATTATCGTTCTTAAAGTGAGTTTTGGGGCGCTGCTTCCAACGGATAACACCAGACTCTGGTGTGTATTCCAGTGCTTCTTTCAGATATTCGATAGAAATATCATTCATCGGAGTTACCTTTTAGTGATGAACCTTGTCGCACAGGAGATCCAGCCCTCAGAAGGCTCCGACGCCAGCCGGTTCCTCAAGGGTCATCCTGAAAGGTTCTGAGTGTTTTTGCGCGTGCGATGCGCTTCGGTGTTACTACCAGGAGTGTTCGTATGCGATGTTGGTCAGTTCATCAGACAGTTCACTGATGGTGTAGGCTATAGCCATTTTCTGTTCTCTGTTGAACGATGGCCACAACTGACGCAAAGGATCGCTTAGGTGGGTTTGCCAGTGTTCACCGGCACTAAGCTCCTCCCAACCAGTGGGCAGAAGGTAAAGACCGCGTCCATATTTTTCTTCATCTGGTGTTAGAGGTGGTAATGGATTTACCGCCGCACTGGTGTCGTTACCCCATGCACCAACGACAACACGCCCACCGCCAGCAAGGTGAACCGTTACGCCCTTTTCACCAATTTCAACAGCATTGTTCATCAGTAACCTCCATGAATCATGCGTTATCGCAGGTACTCAGTGAATACCTGCTGTGATGATTACTGCTGCACTGTGTGTTCGTAACAGGAAATGGTCTTACCATTAGCGTTCATCACATAGGCAACGTCACCCAGCTTCAGGAACACGCTCTGGTCCATTCCCGAGACTGCAATACTCTGCTGGACAGGGTTAAAGCCAACACTTAGCCCACAATGGATTTCTTCTCCACCACCGGGTGACATCACTTTTACTGTTAACATGTTTCTTCTCCTGCTTCTTCTCGTCGTAAAAAAGCCCCGCATGTGCGAGGCGTAACAAAAAGCCGCTATTTAGTGGCTCGCTGGTTTCTTTTTGGGAGTCCCGTACCGTGCACGCATTTCCCGACAAGACATAAACGTCGGTTGCGCCCCGTTTGAAGCGATCATCAACACAACAGGCAAGCCTATGACGATGATGATCAATAAGCCATTCCAGATGTAATAGAGCATCATCCCTCCCCTTAGTTTATCGGGCGACTACCGGAGGCGGCGGTGGCGGCTTTGGTCTTACGAAATTCTTTGGCGGGGGATTAGGTAATTTTCTACTCATTTAATAATTCCCAATAAAAAGCCCCGCTATTGCGAGGCCTGTGATTGGTTGTTTGACTCTCTCACCGAGTCGTAAATACGCTCGCACGTCATTCCGGCGTTGTAGCGTTCGTCAGCGATTGCAGAATAACGTTTAGCTTCTGCTGCAATATCTCCGAGCATGTCGGCGAGCATTCCGGCGTCGGCGCTGGCTGTTTTGCTTCTGACGGCAGCGGCAAGATCTGCGGTGTACTTTGCGGCGTCCAGGCGGGTGGCAAGTTTTGTTGCTTCGGTGCGCAACTGGTTAACAGTGGCAGACAGGCCAGCAGCAGTGGCAGCAGCTTTGGCGGCATTCGCTTGTGCATCTTTAACAGCCTCATCCCGGGCAATAATGCGCCCTTGTTCAATCATCCGGGCGGCAGTCTGCGCGTTTGCTGTCTGTGAAGCCTCTGCGCCGTCACGTTCTGCCCACTTCTTTTCCCAGCCCCGATCACTCCAGACATTTCCGGCAATGAATGCGGCGGGCACCAGCAACATCATCACCAGTAGTTTCCAGTATTTCTCCAGGATGCCCATCATGACAGGAACACATCACGCTCAGCCTTGCGGCGATTCGTGAGCCCCGGCATAACTTTTCCACCAGCTTTATTCCAGCGCAGAAACTCATCAGCAGCGCCTTTGATATCGCCAGCGTTCAACTTCTTCAACAGCGTGGATGTTGATAGCGCACGCGAGCCGACGTTGTAAGCGAACGATACCAGCGCATCAAACTGGCCTTGTGTCAGTTTCACTCTGACCAGTTTCAACACATCGTTTTCATAACTCACCAGCCCCGTTTTCAGCAGCCGATCAGCAGTGGTCTGGTCGATAGTCATTCCAGGCTTTACTGGCTTGCCATCTACCGGGTAGGTCCAGCCGTAGCCAATCGTCCACGGTGCGCCGCCTGTTCCCGGATCTGGATAGGCGGTCAGCCGGCAACCTTCGAATTTTTTAATCAGCGCAATGCCGTCAGGACTGGTTTGCATCGTCAACTCCCGCCTTTTTGGCTGCGAATTTTTTAATCAGATTGCCGATCGAATCGGTGCCGATGTATCCAATAAAGACGCTGGCAATGTATGCGAGGTTGCTACTCAATCCGGAGAAGTCGAGCAGGTCACGAATAAACCAGGCAATCATCGCGCACATCAGCGCATCAATTAGCGTTTTTGTTACCGCGCCGCCGTTATAGCGACCACGCAGGTACGCCATGATAAAAGCCAGCATTGCACCAATACCCTGCTCCTTGGCGGCAAGTAGCGCAGCGATGAAATCTTGTTTGTATGGCATTTTCATAGGCCTCACCTCCGATAGTTCGGATGGCGCTGTGTTTGAAAGGGTCAGGCTTCACGGGCTGGATTTATCAACAAAGCACGTAGTGATTGATTCCCGTGAGCCTGAAAATGAAAAAGGCCACGCAAATGCGCAGCCTGTGAATGGTTGCCGCTGACTAGCGGCGCATTTCCCCGTTTGATATTGTTGATTCGCCAAAACCACAATATCAAACGGGGTAAAAATGAGTAATTACTCAGACCTTTTCCAAATCATCAAGACCAGGGTTTGTCATAGTAACAGTTTCCCGGTCTCTTCACTTTCGGGAGCGAACAGCTATCGGGCCAGCCAGGTGTGGTATCGGATCGGCCAGATATTCACTCTTGAATGCGTCCTCTTTGAGTACAGAAAATGCCAGTCATCTGACTATTACTTGCTGGACAACAAAAAGGCGCTTCATCACCTGATTTTTCAAATCACAAAGTGGAAACTGGAGGATATCAGAAGCCTGTCTCTTAATGACAGTCTGTTTATTATTTCAGACAGGTTAAAGCCTGATTACATGTCTGAAAAAGCTGCGGAATTTCTCCGCTCGCAAAAACTGCCAGTCAGTCACTACCCGGTTGATGATTTCTCAGAAGAGGACTGGGATCCCAAGGAAAACTCAGTTTTCCTTCAAGACAATCAGTAGGCATCCGTTCAATTTCTGCCGAAATCTCACTGAGCCGTTCTTCAAGAGCGGCTTTTTCTTTCACCAGGCGGTTGAAGTGAGTGAGATGAAGTTTTTGTTGCCCCAGCCAGTCTTCAAGCTGCTCGGACGTCATGCCCGGGTTAAAAAAATAGGGTTGCTGCTTTTCGTCTCGCATTGTAGACCTCCAGAAAAGCAAAAACCCCGCCGACTGGCAGGGTTCATAATCAGTTTCATTTGGATGTATGTATCCATGATTAGAAGCATACAGGACGATTTTATGCAAAGTCAATGCTAACGTGTAAAAAATCGTCCCTATCTGTTCCGATCGTATTAATAACTTGTCGCCTTCTCGAATTCTGATGCTGCATGGCGTTCTCCTTTGTGCAGTACATCCACCAGCATTTTATATAACGGCTTCCAGTTACGGGACCACGACGACTGATGGAGGTCCGGTAGACGTTTGAGGATAGCGCGGTGAACGGTCGCAGAAGACACTCTCAAATACCCTTCACCACCACAACGCTCACAGATTTTAAACACCGGCGCCCCATGCTCTTTCGTGGCCCTGCGATCGAGCACCTCCCCTTTACCGCCGCAACGGCAACGAGCACTGATAATTCCCTTGCCTTCGCAAACATCGCAGACTGCCGGTACAACCTCTGTTACCTCTGTCCAGTGCTCCCAGTCAGACGGACGAACGGCACGAGAACGGCTAGCCCAGTATGGTGCCTTACCCCACGGGTACGAAACCTTTCTGGTAACCTGCTCGCGAGTTGTTCGTCCGGTACCACCACAGTTGTGACACGTCACGCTTGTAGCCGCCGAACGGGAGTAATCAGCAAAGGCAAACTGAGCCAGTACCAGCATGCTCCAGCCAAATTCACCACCAGCGGCTTTGCGCACATTTTTCGGTGCAACGTCCATCGCGTGACGCGCCAGCGCCTGAACCGCCAGTTGCTCATCCGTCTTACTGATCCCCGCCTTACCGAAGAAAGCAGCCAGTCCGAACCGTGCGCGGCTGCTGGTCGTGCCGATGGCCGCCATGACATCAGTGCCGGTTATCCGATCCGGGGAAGTTCCTTTCACACTGTCGCTGATGTGCATACCCTGAGGGCTGAAATGTTTTAGCGATGCTTCCAGTTTCATTATGCGGCCCTCTCGATCGAAGAAATTAAAATCTGCCCGGTTTCGCCCCAGACCTTAGTGACGCGAAAGTCCCAGATATGCGCATCATCAGCGAATAAGGCATCCATCAGCGCTTTGATCATGTTGTCGGCGTCTGGTTTATGCTGGTGGGCCTGCCCTTTCATGGTGGCGCGTTTCTTCTGGCTCCAGCTTTTTGGCATTGGCAGAACGAATGTGATGTGGCTACCCGCTTCCGGCATAACAACCTTGTTCAGCCTAACCTCATCGCAGAACGCCCGGTAACGCATAACTGCTGGTCGCGTTTTCCATTTGTCGGCCCGGGTCATTCGTGGCTTACCCATTGGGGTAATATTAAAAATCTGCATGGCCAGTCTGATTACCTTTTGAATAGCGTCGTGGTTGTGATTTAGGCATCGGTGCTGATTTTCGTTTTGCTTCTTCCTGGTCGATCGGCAGGAAATGCCCGTTGTAGAAGCGCCGATATACCGTGCCAAGAACACCATTTCGCTGTTTGGTGATGTTAATTTCCGCGATCCCTTTTGCCGGTGATTCGGGGTTATACACGTCATCGCGATAGAGCATCATGATGATGTCAGCATCCGCCTCAATTTCGCCGGAGTTCTTCAGGTCCGAATTCATTGGGCGCTTATTCGGTCGGGATTCCACGCCTCTCGAAAGCTGGCTCAGCGCCAGAACGGGAGTGCGGTTTGTTTTGGCGAGACGCTTTAACCCCTTCGACAATTCACCCACCGCGAGGTCATAGCGTGCCGTGCTCTGGATCTTAATGAGTAACAGATAATCGATAACCACCAGCGCGGTTTCTGGATGAGCAATCTGATGACTGGTTGCCGTTTGCTGGATCTGCTCAAGCGTCAGATCTGTAGCATCGACCATCCAGATATTGCGCCCGGTAAGATGCCCGATACCTGTAGATAACCGTGCCCAGTCTTCATCTTCAAACTTCGCGGCCGCTTTGAGCCTGGACACTGACATACCACCAGCAGCAGATACCATTCGCTCGCCAATCTGGATGTTGGGCATCTCCATGCTGAAAAACAGTACGCCACGCCCCTGCTCTGATACCTTATCGATAATATCCAGGGCTAGTTCGGTTTTCCCCATCGACGGACGAGCCGCGATGAAGACCAGATCTGTCGGTTCAATGCCACCGGTTTTTTCGTCCAGTTCTTCAATGCCGGTCATCAGAGGTTTGGCCTCTTCCTGCCCCTGATTTCTTGCGTCTACCCGGTCAATTACTGCAGGTAAGATTTCATCAATATGCACAGGTTGAACGGTATCAGGAGTGAGTGAAATTGAAGCGATGGCCTCCTGCGCGACTTTCAACGCTTCGACTGCGTTTTCACCATTGGCAGCATTGCGAATGCCAGCCAACGCTGTCTCGATTACAGCCTCGGCATCACGAACGGCAGCATTACGTTCCAGTGTGGAAACGTAATACGTCAGAGCTGATTTAGCCCATGCGATACGGCTTGACTCGAGTATCGTTGCGCTGTGTTCTGGCATGGTCTCACACAGCAACAGCGGATCTATCACTCCGGTCCCGCGAGCCTGACGACAAATGCCGGAATAAATTTCACGGTACTGACGGACGGAAAATACACTCGCCGGCATACGGGAAAGAATGCCCAGAACCTCAGGGTCGGTATTGCGCAGAAAAATCGCGCCAATTACCGCACCTTCCAGATCATTATTTTTCCATACCGGAGTTATCATGCGGTTACCCCTGCAGCAATTGCGCGATAGCTTTCCCAGCCAAACGCCAGGCGGTTTCGTCCACCATCGGTAACCCTGTCCACGATGCGCTCACCAATGGACTCTTTCAGTTGCTCAAAGGTCAGGTTGCTGATCAGGATGGTCGGGAGTACGCTCTCGTAACGGGCATTGATAACCTCCTGCAGGATGGTCATTTCCGTCGGACTACCGAATTGCACGCCCACCTCATCGATAATCAGCAGATCCAGTGATGCGAAACGCTCGATAACGTCTTCTTCGGTACTGTCAGCACCGTGGCGCCACGTGTTTTTCACAGCCCGGGTCAAGCGCATAACATCGGTGATTTTCACACTGGCCAGATACTCACGAACAATGCTCTTTGCCATCGATACCGCCAGATGGTTCTTTCCTGTCCCGCAGTTCCCGGTCATCACCAGCCCCGTTCCTGCGTTAAGACGCTCCGACCAACTGTTGACGTAGCGCTGGCATGCTGCAAGGTTTTTTGCGGCACCCTGATTAACCGCTTGATAATTACTAAACTCACAGCCCTCAAATCGGCGGGCGATCCCGACGTTGTCCAGCAGGTCAGATACCTGCAACGCACGCAGCCCGGCATCGACTGCCGCCAGCTCATCGCGCACGCACCCCGGGCACAGGGAATGTTTAACATTTTCGGTACCACGAAACGCTTTACCAGTGAGCGACATGCGCTCATAGTCGCCATGTTTTTCGCACACTACGGTGTGGACTTCGCCTGACTCCCAACTTCCCCACTGCCACGGTTTTTTATGTTCTACAGCGAACGCCAGTTCTTCGCGAAATCCTTCGCGTTTCGCCAGCAGTGAATCCCTTTCTTCGCGTTGTTTGATGTTCAGCATTGTGTTTCCCCTTATCACCAGTTGCAGTCTGTTTGTCCGTAATCCTGTTCACTGAAGCCAGATACCGGAAGCACATTGCGACGCCCACCTCCAGGAGCGGACGGAGTCTGCCAGGACTCTTCGAAGTGGCGATCGGGACCGAAGAACGTTGCAGCCTGCTTAACGAACTGTGTGCCTGTATTACCGGTCGTCCGGCAGTATGCCGCGTAGCGCTTGACGCCTTCCAGCATGCCCTCAGGCTTAACACCGTCTTTCAGGCGGGATTTCCAGGCTTTCCAGGCCGCTGTCTTGGAATTGCCACCAGCACGTTTTGGATATGCCTGCCAGGCTGTTTCAAATTCAGGTGAATAATCCTGCTTTGCGGAACGTGCCGGTGCAGAAGCGTTAGCGGATGCGCCAGTTTGTTTTAAAGGATCATTGACTGATTCTTTGACTGGTTCAAAAGAGTGACTGATTCTGGGTGCAGCTCCTGCACTACCCCCTGGTGAATCTCCTGCACTACCTGGTGAATTTCCTGCACCATGTAGTGAAGGATTTGCACTACCCCCTGGTGAATCTCCTGCACTACTAAAATCAAGGCGATAAACGTTGCTTGAATTACCTTTTGGCCCAGTACGAAGTTCCTTTTTTACCAGTCCACATTCGCAAAGGGCCTCAATGTGATTCATCACCGACCGCTTGCTGATCTCGCACTGATCAGCAATATGTTGGTACGAAGGCCAGCACTCCCCCAGATCGCTGGCGTTGTCAGCTAGCTTAAGCAGAACAAGCTTACGCAGTGGATTGCCGACCTGAACTTTCATTGCTTTGACCATCAGTTCCATGCTCATGCTGCACCTGCCAATTCTTTGTCATGGGTAAACCCACCGTTCCAATTCTTTTTCATCGGAAGGTGGCCTTTGAGATAGTGTCGATAAATCCATACCGCGCCTTTGCGCAGCAGGATTGGTTTGAAGGTGTCACGCATCTCACCGTCGTCCTGTTCCACCTGCCCTGGACGCTCGCTGAGGTACCGATCGCGCGCATAGTGATGAACCCGCCATAGTGGACGTCTGGCCTTTGGCTGGTCGTCGTAAAGCCAGCTGTGATCAGCCAGAAATGCGTTAACCTGCTGGACGTTGACACCGTTCAGTTGCTTACAGAACTGGCAAGGGGACATTCCCGGTTGAAAGAGATTTTCAAGATGCTCAATGTACTGCGCCTGCCTGTGGACGTAGGTGATCGCCTTGGTCTTGGCCTCGTACTCATCAGCCCATGCGCGGGCAGATGCGGCCGGGTCATTGAAGTCCGGTAGACTGCTGCTGACTGGCACCAGCTTGCCGGTGCGGAAGTCGAGAAAGGTCTGGTTAACCTGCAAACGAAACGACGGTGAGATCCACCCGGCGTACTCGATGGCCAGCAGTTCGTGGGCAAAAGTGCCAGGATTGATGCCACCTTTAACCGTTTTGATTACTTCCTGACCTAAGCAAGAATTCCTGCTTAGCTCTTCAATCAAGTCCTGCGCCTGTTTGTTGACCAACCAAAGGGATGGTCGCTTTCCATTATCTCCGCCGCTCGCGCGGTGCAAAGCATTCAGGTTAAATCGCCCAGCGGCATCCGTAGTGATTTCAACGCCTGCAATAACGGGCAGTCTTTCAACATTAACGCTTGAAACGTTCGGATGTTTATTGGTATTGTTTTTCATGGAATGATTCCTCGCAGTGTTATTCCGCAGATATGCAGGCAAAGTCAGAACAGGCCGGGCGGAGCCACTTCTCTTCCCGGCTTTTTCTTGCGCACTTTCCTCTCTGCTGTAGTCGTCCGTCCTTCAGCCCACTGGCGCGCGTAGTGGAGGCAATCGTCATATGCTCTACCTTTACGGGTTGCCTGCGACATCCGGCGGTAGTGGTCAACTCCGACCAGCCCCCCCTAAAGCCACCTGCTCAGAAAACCCCTCAGCCGCCAACTGTGCGGCGATATTCTTGCGAATAAAATCTACCGGATTCATACTGTTATCCCCTCCAGAAAATCAAACGAGACAGGACATGGAAAACCCGATCGCTAAACTTGCGCTTAACTACTGGTATAAAGTGCTTATCGCTGGTGGATTCTTTGTGTTCCTGGTTAACGGAACCGGGTTGCTCAGTGCGTACCCAACCGCCGCAACCGGATTTATCTCTCTCGGCTGTGCTTTGTGGGGGATTGGTGAGTGGATTAACCATCCCTACAAGGAGATCATTATTCCCGGCGTTTTCGGTCCTAGCGGTAAGATCTCCGGATACCCGAGATCGGCGAAGCCTGCAGGAATCGCGTTTGATGTTGTTGGTGGCGTTCTTATCGCTCTCGGGATCATTAAACTGCTCTAGCCGCCAGCCAATGAGCGCCACGGAATCTGTGGCTTCATCGATCACAACTGAGCCTGGATGCTGACGATCCAAGTCGCACAACGCCGCCATCAATGATTTGAGGTCTGAATGTTGTTGTGACATGTCACACCCCATTACCCGGGGGCGGGAAAAGCTTTGGCTTATCGGGTCTCAACTCATGAGCGGGAATCCCAGTCAAAGCTGCAACATCAGGGACATGATCCACCCCAACAACACCAACCTTCCTCCAGCGAGAAACAGATGGTTGTTTGATACCGATTGCGCGGGCTAAAGCATTAACCCCGCCAGCAGCATCAATAGCTCTCTCGATTGCTGATTTCATTTTTTTACCCATTTCATTTGATTGCTATCGACAAATAATAGCAATTGCTATTTGAATGAGCAATAGACTTGTTTATCATGCGAGGCTAAAATGTGATAGCGGAGGCTATAAAAATGCAAGAGAGTAAACTTAAGACACTAGCTGACAGACTTAACTACGCAATGAGTGAGATGGGTATGAGCCAAGGGCAATTAGCCAAAGCAGCTGATATGGCGCAACCAACCATATGGCGCATAACATCAGGCAATGCCAGAGGAACAACAAAAATAGTTGAAATAGCGAATGCTTTGGGTGTTCGCTCGGAGTGGTTGTCAAACGGAACTGGGCCGATGAGAGCCGATGCCCAACAACCGACCTCCGTAATTACCAACAAAACAGACCCAAACATCTTCAGAGTTGACGTACTTGACCTCACGGTTAGTGCAGGGCCTGGAATAATTAACAGCGAATTCGTGGAGGTGTTACGCTCCGTGGAATACTCGGTTGAAGATGCGCGCCAAATGTTTAATGGCCGAAAACAGGAACAGATACGCATCATCAACGTTCGTGGAGATAGCATGTCTGGAACAATTGAGCCTGGAGATCTACTTTTCGTCGATATAAGCGTTCAGCACTTTGACGGTGACGGCATTTACGCGTTCATATACGACGATACGTCGCATGTTAAGCGTTTGCAAAAGATGAAAGATAAGCTATTGGTTATCTCTGACAACCATACCTATCGCCCATGGGACCCGATCGAGAAAGAAGAGATGAACAAAATATTCATATTTGGAAAGGTGATCGGCAGCATGCCACAGACGTACAGAAAGCATGGGTAATCCAGCGGAAGGGCAATGAATCTTCCAGTGAATAGTTTCCAACCCGGCCACCGTTCCGGGTTTTATTTACCTCCCTCGCAGTCTCTCCGGCATCCCATAGTTATTGTTTTGAATGATATGAACAATAGTTCTGGGCGTGGAATCCAGACAACTTATAATCGCATCATTACCCTCTCTTTGGTTGTCAGGATTAATCCCAGTACTTTCACAGCATTGTGCGCACATTGCAATTCACAAGGGACTAATAGCTGTTTTTTTATTTTCATATCAATAACATAAAAAATAATAGCATCACAAATAGAATTACCTATTGCAATAACCAATAGCACCCTCTATCATTCAACTATCAAGTTAACGTAGAGGTGATAGAAAATGGTTGAACCGATAAAAACATTTAAGGGGTTGTCCATCCGCCCATGCGATGCTTTCAAGAATATATCCTTAATCACTGAAACTGCTAGCTTGCTATCTGCTGTTGACGATGATGGGTATCGTGAAATCAGCGACGTTCTCTTTGCGTTTGTTTGCAATTATGCAGATGAGGCCCGCAAGAACGAATCGGAGAAACTCAAATGAAAACTCCATTAGAAATGCTTAATGACATTGCCGCTCAGATTTCCGAAGGCAGTACTCTTCTGGAAATGATTTATAAAAACACCGAAGAAATGAATGAGGAAACTGATTGCGGCTTAGCCTGCCTCATTCGCTCTTTCGATAAGACCCGTGAAACAGCTTACACATATATCGAAGAGTTAGCAAAAGGCGAAAAGGCAGTTCAGCCCCCCCCCATCGGGAATAGCGATGATATTGCCGATGATATTTTTTATGCCACAGTCAGCGCTGCAAAACTCAGGGAACTGGCTCACGTATATAACGAATCATATTTTTCAGGAAAAGACAGTGATGACGCCGATTGCCTGATGGCATCACTTATTTTCGATAATACGATTAAAGTACATGACTTACTGAAAAGCATCGAAACAAAATTAAATTAATTAATAAGTAGTTTAAATCACACCATCCCTGGTGGGGATACGTGCAACCAAATTTCAGCGAGGTGATATTTATGTTATTCGTTAAGGATAAAGCAGCACACAAGACTGCGCGGTTAATTGCCTCTTACGGTGGTAGCTATCTGCATATTGCCAACCTCTTTCTGCGCAAAGCATATGGGAGGTAAATATGTGGGACCCATCAACAGATGACAGCATTGAAGATGTAGCTAATTCATCCATAAATCTTAATGAACTATTGGACCTGATGCATCTTTGTTTTAAGGAAATGAACCCTCTCCAGACTGAGCAGTTGCTTGGTCTTGCTTTGAACATCTCATCAGATATCGATATCTGGGTGAAGGCAGAGGAAAAACGACGTGAAAAATAACACCATTGAAATTTATCGCCGTCGCATTGCTATTGCAGCATTAAGCCGAATGAAGCGCAAGACTGGCGGTTATTGCCTGTCCGTTAATATGCCTGATGGAAATATTCAGGTTATCGAGATTAACGAAGAATCAATGTCAAAACTTTTGCAGCGCTTCGAAAAACAGGCGCGGACTGAATTTGCAGCAGAGGCGGAAACCTTTATTCGCCAGACATATATAAAAAGTGTCGATATCAATGGACACGCCGAATATCTGACCGAAACCGGGAAGATGATTGTTGACGAGATTTTTGCGGAATTAATTAAACACGCGAAAGAGAAATACGTATGTGGAGGAATTAACTGATGACCTCACAACAAACAATTATGCACGGGATTCAGATCCCCCCCCCCCCCAGTCATCAACGTGGATCTGCATGTTCTTCCGGACTTCACCGGGCGCATTGTTCTTTATATCGAAAACGGTCGTGTCACATGCGATCGCCGACTTTTTGAAGACGAACACATTTGCGCTCTGGACACTTTTATCGAAATGGCTCGCGAAATGGAGCTACGCATTGAAGAGGTTACTGGTGGCACTGACAGCAATTCGAATACCTGAACGCGTACACCTGCAGGCAATGCAGGTCCTGCTGCGATACCGGCGAAAGCGAATCTATGCGCGACGTATGCGAAGGACCGGGTATCTCAGCCTGAAGGTTAATCCGCGCTGGAGGCTGTTATCGAAAGACGATGGCCGGAACTGGGAAGTAATGACGCATGAACGATACAACAAAGTTAAGGATCGGAAATGAACGATAAACGCATCAACACTACCTCAATTGACAGCGCTTTTGCCAAAGAGTTGCAGCCCGTTTATGTCGTTTCAAGGCACGGGTATTCGCGCCGTTTCCTCAGCAGAAGGGCAGCGCTCAACAACCTTGCTCACTACATGGTAACCAAAACATTTTGGCGGGCTGGATTGAATACCAACGAACCAGATGAGCCTGCTTTCAGCAATGGTGTCCTCGTGAATCGTATGGGCCAACACACACAGCAATATCTTTTTGCACATAACCGCTGCGTTCGTCGTCTGCGCCGCATCCTGGCTCGTAAGCGCGATATGCAGAAGTGGTGCGAGAAATGGGACGCCATGCATGACCGCTACGTGAAAGAGCGCGAAGAACTTCAGTCCAGCAAGCCGGAGGGTGTTCGATGAGCAGTAAATACGACATTCCAGAAGCTACGCCAAACGGCATCAAAATCGGGAACCGTGTAATTGGCTGGTCTGGCGCGGTTAAACAGTTCGATGGTCCGCGCTTTGACTCCCGGCCATCGGAAGGGTTGCGTTGGTTAGCCTGCATTATGGATGCCTTTGCTTCTGGCTGGGTAGCTTTGGGCGTCAGAAAGGAACTCATCCTGTGGCGCTGGCTTGTGGCAACGGTGTTCATCAACGAGGAGAGGGATAGGAACGGCACTATTGATATCCCTAATGAGTCTGGAGGTGTCGACACCGCAGTTATTTATTCTGGTAAGAAAGGCGATCTGAGTATCTATCCTGGCCCACTGCGCTTTTCTCTTGCCAACCACGTAGAAAGTATCGCGATTGAGAAATACGGAGTGGAGAAGGGTTCAATGATGGCCCTTCGCATGTACCAGAACATGGTAATAGCAGATCCAGAAGACGGATTCAGGATGTCACCCTTTGGACGAGAGGGGCTTGAGATGCTTCACGATGACTACATCGGAATGATTAAAACCAGCGGCATGCCAGAAATGCCAGTTATGCACTGAGGGAACTGATGATGAATAACCAGCTGATGACATTTAGTTCAGAAGAGCTCGATTTTTCGATGAGTGGGGTCCTCTACGAAGGAAAACCAGCATTTGACGCAGTTGAATTGGCTAAGTCGCTTGGGTATACGAACCCAGCAAAAGCACTGAAAGACCATTGTAAGTATCTGATTAAACTTAATTATAACGAATCGTTAGAATTGGGATTTGGTGAAAAACCACGTGGCACTCAACTTGCCGGTCAGGCTGATTTGTTCCGACTGATCCTGCGTAGCCAGCTCCCATCCGCTGAACGTGTGCAGGACTGGGTTTGTGAGGATGTACTCCCTGCCATCATGACTACGGGCACATACAGCAAAGAAATGCCAGTAACTAAATCACACCAGCAGGGGAGCTGCATGAATAACGATATTCTTTCGTTGGCCCGAGTGGTTGCCGAAGCAACCGCATCAGCGACGATGAAAGCGGTAATGGAAGTCAGCGGTACCAGCCTGGTTGCTGCTGCGACCGTATCTCCCGCAGTGCCACAGCAACGCATCAGTTCGACTGAATTCGTGAATACCGATGCTGAGTTCGTTCCGGTGCATAAGATTTCGTGGGAAACCGGTCTGTCCGATCCTTCCTGCCGTCGCCTCGTTCGGTTCGCAAACCTGCCATCCAGGCAATTACCAGGCGTTCGCGGTCTGTGCGTGCATCGTGAATCATTCATGCACGCCTTCCAGGTTCTGCTGGAAGAATCCACTCCCCCGGGCGGTAAGCGCAAGCGCTGGCAGCATACGGAGTTTGGCGGATTCGTTCTGCGTAAGGCACCAGTAAACGCGAATGATGAGAGTGCTGTATGAAGATCCAATATCAGGACTACGGCGCCGCAGCGAACATCGTGATCACCAGTACCGTGTTTGAGTTCCGGAAGCATAACCGCGTGGTTGATGCCACTCTGTTCTGCACGCCAGGCATCATTGCAACCCGTAGCGGCGTGCTTTTCATGAAGTCGGTTTTGTCCGGTAAATCTCTCGACATGTTGCGAGCCTACAAGACAATCCAGCGAGAGGCGACACGATGAGCAAAATTCAGAACCCTGTCGTGCTTATCTATAAGCGCGAAAACAGTGATACCTACGCTGTCGCGATCACCAATGGCAGCCAGGACTATCACGACGCCGTTCTGATGGCGACGATGGAACCGGATATGGCCGGTGATGATGTAGATACCTGGAGCAAAACCGGTTACTACATGGCGGCGGAGATTCAGCGCTTACGCCAGCAGTTGATCGCCCCTTTAAGTATTGGGGAGTTAATTCAGCGTCTTGAATCGCAGACTGGCGACCACTGGGAGAGAGTGGTTTGCGATGTCACTTCTGGTAAACCGTTGACCATCACCCTGCCAGATATCACGTCAAAGGCGTTCTGGAGCGGTACCGGGAAAAGCGAGGTATTCCATCCGGAAAGCTATAAGCGCTGGGTAAAGGAAGCTATAGAACGAGCCTGTGTTATCGCAGGGATCGGTGTGGAGGTGAAGTGATGCAAAAATCATTTATCAATACAGACAATCTGAACTCTGTAAATGACTGCCTCCAGCAACTGGTAATCGCTGAAGAAACACAACTGAGCATTGAAGACCAGTTGTCCAACTCAAACAGTAGTAGTGAATGGAGTGCGTGGCGCAAAAAGGCAGAGAATGCCTTACGGGTTGTAAAAGCGAAGCGTCGCATCATCACAGCCCGTCTTGCTGTTCTCCGCCAGATTGAAAAAGAAAACAACATGCAACTCCACCAGCGACACAACGATTACCTGGTTGCTGAGTTGAAAAAGATTGTTACGCCGTCGTCGTTTGAGCGTTGCGTTCGTCGGGTTGATGAAAAATTGGAGGGATCAATTGAATAAGGCATTTGAAACCTGGGTGCGCCAGCGGTACGGAAACCGCTACGACCTCTCGAGGGATCAGGAGGGGTTCTACTGCCGGGAAGTGGTTAAACGAATGTTTGAAGTCTGGTGCCACTGCCGTGGCCTGAATGTAGTGTGAGGTGGGTATGTCAAATGTGATTATGCTGGTACCTAACGACTGGGTAACTGAAAAAGTTTTGATATCTGTAACCGGGCTTAAGCCCGGTACCATCACCCGCGCTCGTAAGGAGTCATGGCTACTTGGCAGGGAGTACGTTCATGTCTCACCAGATGGAAATCCGAAGCCATCAAGTGAGTGCATGTACAACAGGAAAGCAGTCGATCTCTGGATCGAGGCGCAGAAAAAAAATCAACCAGGTGCGCAAAGAGCATGAAAAGCAGTACACTCGTTGATGCTCCTGGACGTCAGGAGGGCTTAATGGCTAATACATCATACCCGACAGGCGTCGAAAACCACGGCGGTTCACTCCGCATCTGGTTTCTGTATAAAGGTAAACGTGTCAGGGAAAACCTCGGTGTCCCTGATACTGTCAAAAACCGCAAGATAGCCGGTGAGCTTCGTTCCTCGGTTTGTTTTGCAATAAGGATGGGGAATTTTAACTATGCGGAAAAATTCCCAAACTCACCGAACCTTGCCAGGTTTGGTCAGGATAGAAAGGAAATTACTGTGCTGGAGCTTACCGAAAGATGGTCTGAACTGAAGAGAATGGAGATCAGCTCAAACACCATGAGTAGGTATGAATCCATCATAAAAAACATGCTTCCACGTATCGGCGAAAACAAAATGGTTTCTGCGGTGACCACTGAGGATTTACTGTATGTGAGGAAGGAGTTGCTGACGGGTTTTCATGTAATGAAGAAGGATCACCGGACACAGGTGAAAGGTCGAAAGTCGTCCACGGTGAATAATTACATGATGCTGATGGCCGAGATCTTCCAGTTTGGAGCTGATAATGGTTACGCAAAGGAAAACCCGTTTAGCGGAATTAACCGACTCAGGAAGGCAAAGGACGAACCAGATCCACTCACATCTGAAGAGTTCATCAGGTTCATTCAGTCATGCGGCCACCAGCAGATGAGGAATCTCTGGTCGCTTGCCGTCTATACCGGAATGAGGCATGGGGAGTTATGCGGTCTGGCATGGGAAGATATCGATCTAACTGCGGGCACCATTACGGTTAAGCGCAACCTCACTCAAACGTATGAGTTCACCCTGCCAAAAACCGAGGCAGGCACTGACAGGGTGATTTATCTCATTCAACCAGCTATTGATGCCCTGAGGAATCAAGCCCAACTGACGCGCCTTGGCCGGCAGTACGAGGTTGAAGTGAAGTTGCGGGAATATGGCCAGTCAGTCATACATCCATGCACTTTCGTTTTCAGCCCTCAATGCGTCAAACGTGGGCCCAGAAGAGGATATCACTACGCGGTTAATTCGATAAATAAAATTTGGGCGCCGATAATCAAGCGCGCTGGTATTCGTTACCGCAACGCATACCAGTCACGACATACTTATGCGTGCTGGTCATTGTCAGCAGGTGCGAACCCAAACTTTATAGCAACTCAAATGGGGCATACAGATGCACAGATGGTTTACAAGGTGTATGGAAAGTGGATGTCAGAGAAGAGCGCCGAACAGGTTACTCTGCTCAACCAGGCGCTTTCACACATTGCCCCATCACTGCCCCAAAGCATGAAAGTGGCGCAGTAG